TAATGATGGTGAAGAAGATGACGGAGATGTTCTCTAATGATTGCTATAGTTGATGGTGATATCCTAGCCTATAAAATAGGGTTTGGTTGTGAAGATTATAAGCAAGAATACGCCATCAACAAATTAGCAGAATATTTAGAGGAGTTAGTGTTTATAAATGCCAACTGTGATGACGCAGTTGGCTACCTAACTGGCACTAATAATTATAGAGACAAGATAGCTAAGACACAAAGCTACAAAGGACACAGAAAGTCAGGTAAGCCTAAACACTTACCTATACTTAGAGAATACATGGAGAAAGCATGGGGATTTGAAGTACAGGAGAACCAAGAAGCTGATGATGCCATAGGAATAAAAGCATATGAGATGAATGAACAAGATTATGTCATATGTACTATTGATAAAGATTTAGATAATATTAGAGGTTGGCACTATAACTTTCAAAGAAACGATCTTTATTATCTATCAGAGAAAGAAACAATAAAACATTTCTATAAGCAATTATTAACAGGAGACAGAACAGATAACATACCAGGATTAAAAGGTATTGGAGATAAAAGAGCAGAAAAGATACTTGCAGACTTAGAAGATGAAAAAGATTTATATAACGCAGTGCTTGAAGAATATAAATACAATAGAGAATACTTACTAGAACAAGGACAGTTATTGTGGATAAGAAAGCAAAAAGACCAAATGTGGACTCTACCAGAGTATATAGAATAGTTTGGCAAGATGCTGTAGCAGACTGTGGTTGGGAAGAGACAGCCACAGCAGAAACGCATAAGTGTATTACAGTTGGTTATGTAGTAGATGAAAATAAAGAAGCTATCTGTATTGCTTCTACAATATCAATAGATCACTCTAATACTCGTATGCACATTCCTAAGAAATGGATAACTAAAAAAGAGGTTATATATTTTGAAAACCAGCAGCAGAAAGAACAAGGGAAGAATGTTACAACAGTGGGTGAGGGATCAGATAGTATCGAAATTACATTTACAGACTGATGATGTTAGGTCAACATCTATGGGTTGTGGTGGTGAAGATGTACTATTAAGTCCTACAGCAAGAGAAAAAGCTAATATATCTATTGAATGTAAATCAAGACAAAAGGTAGCAGTATATGGTTTTTATGAGCAAGCAAGCACTAACTGTAGAGGAGCAGAACCAGTAGTGATAGTCAAGCAAAACAGAAGTAAACCTTTAGCTATTGTTGATGCTGAATATTATTTTAAACTTTTGGGAAAGGTTAACCATTGAAACATTTAATTATACCCGACACTCAAGTAAAACCAGGTGTTGATTTATCTTACTTAGAGTGGATTGGACAATATATAGTAGAAAAACAACCAGATGTTTTAATTCAGATTGGTGACTTTGCAGATATGCCATCACTATCAAGCTATGATGTTGGTAAAAAGTCATTTGAAGGTAGAAGATATAAAGACGATATTAAAGCAGCAGTTAAAGGTATGAATATTTTATTAGCACCTTTGAGGGATTACAATGAAAAATGTAGAAAAGATAAGAAGAAACAATATAGACCAAGAATGGTTCTCACGCTTGGCAACCACGAAAACAGAATTGACAGAGCAACAGAGGGAGACCCTAAACTCTACGGCACTATTGGTATTGATGATCTCAGATACGCAGAAGCTGGTTGGGAGGTGTTTGATTTCCTTGATCCTGTTATTATTGATGGTGTGGTTTACTCTCATTACCTAGTTAGTGGTGTTATGGGTAGACCGATAGGATCAGCTTCATGTATGATTTCTAAGACTCACCAGAGTTGTGTTGTAGGACACCAACAAGGCAGACAAGTAGCATATGGCAGAAGGGCAGACGGATCAGCTATTACTTGTATCATTGCTGGTTCTTGTTATTTACACAATGAAGAATACATGGGTAATCAGGGTAATAATCATTGGAGAGGTTTAGTAGTATTACATGAAGTAAAAGATGGACAGTTTGATGAAATGTTTGTTAGCTTAGATTATTTAAGGAAAAAATATGCTTATAAAAGATGAAATAAAAAAGTGGGAAAAACAGAAAGACCCTTTATGGGAAGATATGGACAATGTTAATCACCCGCCACACTATAACAGTGGGAACATAGAAACAATAGACTATATAGTAGATGTGTTAGGCAAGTATGAGGCTATATCATACTGTCAAGGCAACGTAATTAAGTACACAGGTTCTAGGTTGTTTAGTAAAGGTAAGCCTATTGAAGATGCTAAGAAAGCTAGATGGTATCTTGATAAGATGATAAAGTTGCTAGAAGAAACTAAAGGTATTAACTGGAGTTAATTATGGCATTGACAATTAGAGATATTTGTGATAAGCTCTATCAACTTGATGAGATAACATTATTAGAAGTATTGGATATAACATCAGAAGAAATAGTAGATAGATTTTTAGATAAAGTAGAAGATAAAGCAGACCAATTAGAAGAGGATTTAACTGAATGAACACATATAGTCAATTTATTGCAAAGAGCAGATACGCAAGGTACTTACCAGAGCAAAGTAGAAGAGAAGATTGGAAAGAATCAGTAGAACGTTATGTTGGTTTTATGGTAAAACATTTAGAAAGTGAACATGGACATATGGTAGACCCTATAACACTTACTAGAGTACAAAGTGCTATAGAGAACTTTGAAGTAATGCCTAGCATGAGAGCCATAATGACTGCGGGTAAAGCACTTGATAGAGATAACACTGCTGGTTATAACTGCTCATACTTGCCTATAGATGATGTAAAAGCCTTTGATGAAGCTATGTATATACTCTTGTGTGGTACAGGTGTAGGGTTTAGTGTAGAGCAACAATATGTATCACAGCTACCAGAGATACCAGAGCAGTTGTTTGAGTCAGACACAACCATAGCAGTAGCAGATAGCAAAGAAGGTTGGGCTAAGGCATTAAGACAGCTAATAGCTTTGTTATATAGTGGTGAAGTTCCTAAGTATGACTTATCTAAAGTAAGACCAGCAGGTGCTAGATTAAAAACATTTGGTGGTAGAGCGTCAGGATCAGCACCATTAGACCAGTTGTTTCAGTTTACTATATTTAAGTTTAAACAATCAGCAGGTAAGAAACTATCTTCTATAGACTGTCACGATTTGTTGTGTAAGATTGGAGAAGTTGTTGTAGTTGGTGGTGTAAGAAGATCAGCTATGATATCTTTATCAGAACTAGAAGATGATAAGATGCGTCATTGTAAGTATGGAGCATGGTGGGAATATAATCCACAAAGAGCTTTAGCAAATAACTCTGCTGTTTATACTGAAAAACCCACTGTTAGCCAGTTTATGAAAGAATGGCATAGTCTGTATGAAAGCAAATCTGGTGAAAGAGGTATATTTAGCAGGGCAGCTTCCAAGAAACAGGTAGCTAAGAATGGCAGAAGAGATGATAACTTTGAGTTTGGTACAAACCCCTGTAGTGAGATAATTTTACGTCCATATCAGTTCTGTAACCTTACAGAGGTAGTAGTAAGGGCAGAAGATACTTTAGAGACGCTAAAGAACAAAGTAGAGATAGCAACTATACTTGGTACTTGGCAGTCTACATTAACTAAGTTTCCTTACTTGCGTAAAGTGTGGAAAAATAACACAGAAGAAGAAAGGTTGCTTGGAGTATCTTTAACAGGTATCTTAGATAATAAGATGATGGGAGAAGTCAGTGATACAACAAAAGAAAACTTACAGATTCTTAGAGAAACTTCAGTTAAAACTAATGCTGAGTTATCCACTCTTCTTGGAATACCTCAATCTACTGCTATTACTTGTGTTAAGCCCTCTGGTACTGTTTCTCAGCTTGTTGACTCTTCCAGCGGTATACATACTAGGCATAGCCCTTATTACATACGCAGGGTTCGTGGAGATAAAAAAGACCCTTTGTCAAAGTTTTTACAAGAAGTAGGAGTACATACTGAAGATTGTGTTATGAAACCAGACTCAACAGTAGTATTCTCGTTTCCTATAAAAGCCCCAGATGGTGCTAGAGTTAGGGAAGATTTAACAGTTACAGATAACCTGGAGATATGGTTAATGTATCAGAACTACTGGTGTGAACATAAGCCTAGTGTAACCATTAGTGTTAAAGAAGAGGAGTGGATGGAAGTAGGAGCATGGGTATGGAAGAACTTTGATGATATATCAGGCATATCATTCTTACCTTATGATGGTGGTAGCTACAGACAAGCACCATATGAGGAGTGTACTAAAGAGCAGTATGAAGAGCTAGTAAAGGCTACACCATCTAAGATAGATTGGAATAGCTTGGTAGAGGTCGAAGATAATGTTAAAGGTGTACAAGAACTAGCCTGTTCTAGTGGAAGTTGTGAGGTGCAATAATGGAGATATCATACTCACCTATAAAAGGGTTTATGCTAGGCTTTGAATACGTTAGTACTCAAGATGACTACCTATATAGTGGTAGTTATCTTGTTATTGACTTTTTTATAATTAGAATATGTGTGGACTTTGATGACTAATATACTTGTATTTATATTAGGAGTTACTGTAAGCTATCTTGTGTTGTTTAACAATCAAAAGCAAGTACATGAGCTATGGCAGACTGCTTATCAAACAGGATATGATGACGGACAAGCAGTAGGTAAAGCACAATTTAAACTTACTGATGAACAACTCAGATTAGAATGTGAATACTTACATTGGGAGACCTTAGATGGCAGAAAAAGATGATTCTGTGTTCTTAATGATTGTGGGCGGAATAGCTGCTTTAGTGGTGCTAATTTGTCCTATACTTGTATTTACAGCTTTATTTAAGATACTAATACTAAATTAGTAGCTCCACACAGTAGGTCTAGGACGCTCTGTAGAGCTTTCTATGGAGTCCAAATGTAAGAACCTGGCACTGCCCTTCTGTGCTACTCCTATGCCTGTCATACCCACTTTAAACGCTAATTCAAGCACTTTATAAGCATCACCACGATCTACCATTACATCAGCAGCACAACCAGTGGTGTGTGCGCCTCCATTACTCTTGACAGCCTCTATAGGGTGCGTAACATCTCTATAACCAGAAGATATTATCATAGGCTTATTATAATACTCTCTTAACTGGTTTAGCTTATCAAGAAAGTCTTGATTCATCTTTGCTTCTCCAGTATGACTACAAACAAACTCATCCCTAGTAAAATACTTACCAAAATTTACCATACAATTCCTTTCTGGTGGAAACCATGAATGTGCAAAACCAAACATTACTTAACAAGAGTGTCTAACTTATCATCTTTGTCTTTACTGCCTATAGAAGAGCCAAAATAATATGCAAGAACCATTGTCATAGCTGAATTTAACGCACCTAGTACGTATATCAAAATATCTTTAGCACCTGAGTTAACATCTACGTCAACAAAGATAACAACACAAAATAGTATAAATGATAGAGATACAGTTCCAAGTGCTAGTACAGGGGTGACTATTTTATTTAGGAAAGGTGCAGCAACTGATGTGGCTATCTCCATTTCACGTTTTCTAGCAGAATCTAAATCAGCAAACTCAGCTTCTATCTTGGCTAGTTCACCCTCTTGTTCTAACTTAGCCAACTCTTGTAATGCTTTCTGTTTAGCTTTAGGGTCAGGGATAACCCTATCTAGTACCTTCTCTGCTACTGGTAATAAACCTGTCAATAGTTGCAACATTTATCTACTCCGTTTACGTTTTATAAAGTTTCTTCATTAATTTACAGCCATTTACTTCTTCTTCTTCAGACCATGTAAATCTTTCATATCCATTTTGGCATTGATATATACACGAGCCTTCTTGAAACCAACTAAGCCTACAATAGTAAGCATCTTGTTGTGGAACTGTAGTGGCTATTAGTGTGCTAAACAGTATGCTAATCATCTACTAACCTCCATAATCATATCTACTAAAGAGTATATTAGGTAAGACAGTAATAGAACCATTATAGTTATTGCTGATCCCATCTTAGTATGATATAGAAACGCTTGTCTCCTACGCATCTGTTGATATACTTCACGTTCTCTTTTGGCTTTGATATCTCTTCTAATCTTTATAAACTGACGATAACCAGTGATGCCTAGAAATGAAAGCTCACCAACATAGAACATACTTTTCAAGTCCTTCTCCATATCTTCAATCTTCTTCTTAGAAGCCATTTCATCAAAAGCAGCTTCAGTAGCAGACTTGGAGTAAGTAATCTTTTTGAACATAGAAGGCTTTTTCTCTTCTTGGCTCATATGTTCTTTTACATCTTCAACAGCAGTAGCCCACTTGCCTAGTTGAGTATATATCTCTTCTACTTCTTTGCCTACTTTAACAGCGGTCTTGAGTCCATTAAATATTGCAGTAGCTGTGGCAAGTGCTGTTATTGGGTCTATCATTGTTCAGTCATCATTCCTCTATTTTCAAACATTTCTTGAGATGTTTCTGCACCAACAACAGAACTAACACCTACTGGTGTTTTTTGTATTGTTTCTCCTGTTTTTCTTACAAATGTAGGTCTTGCCATAAGTATTAAATCAAATAATTTCTGACCTGCATCAGTATATAATAACCTACCTCCTACAATTCCCAAGCCACCTGTAGTAGCAATATCTGCTCCTGCTACTCCTGCTCCTCCTAAACCACCAAATGTTGTAAATCTTCCTAATCTGGTTAATGCTTCTCTACCTCTATAAAACTCAGCATCATTTCCTAACATTTCTACAGCTTCTTTAGCTTCTTTAGCTCCAGGTCTAGTATCAAAAAGATAACCCTGTTTCATTCTTGATAAATCAGTATCTCTAATAGCTTTTCTGTATGTTTCTGGAGTAAACAAACCTGCTGTATTTTTTATTTTTAAATCTCCAGAAGCAGTAATCATAGCTACTAATTTAGAATAGCCTTCATCAATAGCCCTTAAACTTTCTACAGCATTTTTTTGTGTTTTGTCTAATGTTTTATAAACTACGTTTTTATTTTGCTCATAAAAATTATCTTTTAGTGTATCTTTTATTGCTAAATATGCGTTTGCTAAACTTGTATTTTTTTCTAAATTAGCTGATATTTTTTTTCTTAATATTTTATCTATTTCTTTATATTGTTTACCTGTTAATTCATTTACTTTTTTAGGTAATATAATTTCTATACCTTTTTGATTTATTTTTTGAGAATCAGAAGAAAGAAACGTACGTTGCGATATTTCTTTATCTATAAATTTTTGCACTTCTTTTATATCATCTAAACTATTAAGCCCTTGTTTATTTAATTTATCTAAGAGTTGTTGACCTGTTTTTTGATTAAAATTAAACTTTAATCCAGAAGTGTTATATATATTATTGTAGCTATCATTTAAGTATTTTTTTAAATATTTTATTCCTTCAATACCTGTTTGTTTTGTTTCGTCTCCTAATTTATTAAAATTTATTAGTGCTTTACTGTCTATTTTTGCTAAAGTATTTGATATAATACCTTTATTAAAATTAAATACTTGAGAAGCCTGTTTTTCATCAATAGCTCCTCCTATTATAGGTATAAATTTTGCAAATTCTTCCATAGATTTAAACATACCACCTAATTTTTGACCTAATGTTCCTGTTACTCCTAACTTTCTCATTTCTTGCATAGCTTTTGTTCCTGGAGCTAATACTTTACCAGCAACCCCTATAACTTTTTCACCAACAACACCACCAACAGCACCTATACCTGCTTGTTTAGCTTTTTCTTTAACAAAATTATCTGTATCTGTTACAGGTGTTAAAGAACCTACAGCACCTCCTGATATAAGTGTTTGACCTGTTTTACCCAATGCTTTAGCACCTTGTGCCGCTCTTAAACCAACAGCAATATTAGCAGGATTAAGTATGTTTCCTAACAACCTATTAGTATCAAAACCTTCTTCGCCACGTTCTTTTTGATATTGTTCTTCTTCTGTTTTAACTAAAGCATCTACTCTTTCTGCTTCACTTCTAAAAAAATTACTAAGCTCGTTAGGTTTTAAACCACCAGCAGACGTAAGAAAAGATAATACTCTAGGTAATAACTGAGCGCCAGCATCTATAGGGTCTTTTATTCCCTTTAAAAATCCAGAATCAATAGCAGAATCTGTTTGTGGCTCTGTAACAGGTGTTGATTGAGACTCTTCAACTGGTTTTTGCACAGACTCTGTTTCTTCTTTAAGAGCTTCTCTTCTAGCTAATTCTTCTTTAAGAGCTTCTCTTCTAGCTAATTCTTCTCTTAACATTTCTTCTCTGGTAGCCATATTATTGTTGTCCTAACTCTTGTTTAATTTCCTCTTCTGTCATTTCTGAAATAGGTTTTTTATTATTTAATGTTTCAGGAACTTTTGGAACAACTAAAGGACGATTTATATTAATAGTTTTTCCTGATTTTATTTGATTTACTTTAAAGTTTAAATCATCTTTATGTTTTGTTTCTTTCTCAATAATTCTTTGTAAGTTTGCTTTTATTGTTTCAATATCTAACTGAACACTACCACTTGATAATTCTATTAAAAAATCTTTTTCTGAATTAGAATCGTTACCTCCAAACTGTTGTAATCCAGGTAAAACTTGTTCTTTTACAGTATTTAAAAATAATTGAGTATTGATAACTTGTTGTTTACTATCGCTTGTTCCTAATATCCTACCCAAATATTTATTATTCATAGTTCTTTTTTTAAATTCTAATTCTAACTCAGGAGCTAAACCACCAGAAATAATTTTATCAGGTCTATTTACAATAGATAAAGCCTGTTTAGCAGAAGTAATAATTCTATTAATTTCAGGTATTTGTTTTACATATTGTTTAGCTGTTTCTTTTTTAATAACTTTATCAAAATCTTCCATTGGTGCTAATGGGTTGGCTAATTTAATTACCTTAATTAACTCATCAGCGTATTTTTTTTCTTTATCTGTTGAATTTTCATTTGATTTTATTACAGCTATTGTTTGTAATAATTCTGATTGTGTTGGTGGTTTTTTTTCTGGATTATTAAGTTGATAATTTTTTAAAGCTGTTTCAGCTTCTACTTTAGCTAAATCTGCATCTTCCTTTTTCATTTTTCTTTGGTTAGCTGCTAATGTGCTTTGTAATGCGTCTGCTCTTTGATTTAATTGAATACTAAACATTCTTAAGTCAGGATTAATAGTTACAGCATGATTAGCTAGTTTTTTTAAAGCCTGTGGAGTATTCATATCTATATTAGGATTACTTGCTTGAAAAGTTAATATAGCTTCTCTTATGTCTTTTTCCTGTTCTACTGTTTTTTGTACTGTTGCTTCTTGTGGTGTTTGTTGACCAAATAATCTTCTTAATCCTGCTTGTCCAGACCTACCTGTAGCTCTAATTTGTTCATTAACAGAACCAAAAAAATCAGAAGGATTACTACGTTGCACAGGCATTTGTCCACCAAACTCAGGAGTAGTAGGTAAAGATAAACCAAACATACTTTCAGTTATAGATTGTTGTTTTTGAGCCATTTTATATTCCTATGTTAAGTTTCGTATATTACCTGTTTCTGTAGGTAGATTAAATAATCCTTTTATAGCTGATTGACTAAGCCCTAATCTTTCTAGTTCTGCTCTTATAGCTAATTGATCATATTCTCTTCTAGCTTGTAAACCTTCTAGTTCTGGTGTTTGTCTTAAATTGCTTAGACTTTGTAAAGTACTAAACTCTTTTGCTCTTTCATCAATATCTTGAGCAGTTGATAATAACCCTTTAGCAAGTTGTTGTTGACTTGCAGCTTGTCCTAATCCTAGATTTTGTGCTGCTAGTGCTTCATATGATTTAGCTTGTTCTTGTGCTGCAAACAAAGACTCAGCTAATGGGTTTATTCTGCGTTGTCCACCAACAGTAGGAGTAGTTATACCTAGACCCATAGTACCTTGTTGTTGTAGTCTATTAAACAACTTTTCTTGATCTCTTTGTCTTTGTGGGTCTGTTAATGCCCTAGTAGCTGCTAGTGACTTTGCTGTAGCTTCATCTCTAGTAGTAGGTAAATCTTTAAACATACTTTCAGCAGTACTAAGTGCAGATGTTTGTATTGGCTCATATGCAATATCCCTAACAGACGTAGCTTCTCCTGTTACAGGATCAATATTAGTAACACCTAAACCAGTTCTAACTGTAAATGGTTTAAATACTTTATCATAATCTGCTTGTATATCTTCACCAGCTTTTTCAGCTTTATCTTGTAGTAATTCTAAAGCTCTATAGTCTATGCCTACATTAGCTACATTTTCTAACAAACCTCCTATATCATCTCCAAATACTTCTTTTAAGTCAATAAACTTACCAGCTTCTTCAATAACTTTTTCTGCTGCTGTTGCTGTTACTGCCCCAGCTCCTAAATTTTCTATAACTTTTGTAACAGCTTCAGTTGCTCCAGCAGCGTTAGTTATAGTTAATCCTCCTGTAACAGCATCAGTTCCTACGTCAGTAGCGGTTAATAACGGCAAGTTATCAATTCCTTGTGTTCCAGATAATAAATCATCAAACGTTACGTTGTCTACAAAACCTTGATCTACTAAAGGATTAGCACTAGGATCAAAAGTGCCTAATATACTATCATCAGGTATTGTAGTTAAAGCTCCTGTAATTGGATCAGTTACAACTTCTGACCCAACAAAAGATGATGAAGGGTCTGCTAATGATGGCTGAATTGTAGTAGTGCCTGTTACCTCTCCTGTAATAGGATCAATATTATATCTTTCTAATAAACTACCTGAATCAGTAGTAGGAATACCTAAGCTATCTACATAATCAGTAGTGTTTTCACCAAGAACATTGTTATCTACTAAAAAATCTCCAAACTCTCCTGATCTAATATAGTCAACACCATAAGTAGTACCAGCAGCTACTAAAGCACCCATAAATGCTTTTTCAGCATCTCCTGTTAAAGCATAAGTAGTAGTTCCTGCTAATGCTGCGTTACCTATAGCAAATGCTGCTATAGAGTCAGCAGCTAAACCAGATACAGTAGAACCAAATGTAGAAGCATAAGATGTGCCACCGCTTCCCATAGGCAGACCATTATTAGGCATACCAAGAGCTAAAGAAGCTCCTGTTATAGCAAGAGAAACAAATTTTTTATCAGAAGTATCTTTAAACTGTGGAAAAAATAAAGCAGTATCGTCATCAAAAAACTTAGCTTGTAAGTACGCACCACCTTCTATGTCACTATATAACTCACCAAAGGTAGCACCATTACCATAGTCTTTGTATAGCTCACCTTTAGTATTAAACATATTAAGACGCTCACCTGTTTTTTTATTGTATAATACAGATGCTTCATCTGGTAAAGTAGCTACATACTTTGTTACTTGTGATCCATCATTAGATACCATTGGTTTAACGTATTCGTTTTCAACAGTAACTGGTTCGTAAGTTATTGGTCTACTAAATCCAGTTTCAGAAAAAGGTGGAGGAGTGTATTGATAAGTTACTTCTCCTGTTTCTGGATCAGTTATTTGTTGTACTTCTTTAACATTATCTCTTACTTTTTCAGTTCTTCGTCCTATATCTAATAAACTATCAACACCAGCTATAGCAATAGCTTCTGCTTGTCTGCTAAATATATTATCTAAATCTTCTGGATTAGGATAAGAATAACCTGATAACTGAACTGTCTCATACTGTTTTTCTAACTCTTGTTTAATATTAGCTTTTCTTTTATCTAAATCAACAGAAGTTTGTTCTGCAAAACCAGTACTAGTATCTATAAAACCAGAATTTATATCGTTTTGAGTACCAGTAAACATTCCTGATGTATCTTCTGCAACCTGTACTGGCTCTTCTGCAACCTGTACTGGCTCTTCTGCAACCTGTACTGGCTCTTCTGCAACCTGTACTGGCTCTGATTGTGCTTGAGTAGTTGTAGCAACAGATTCAGCTAATGAAGTTCCTTTAGGATTACCAAAAATATCTATTTTTCCTGCTTGAAAATCTAAATAATTTTGTCTTGTTTCATCAGTTTTAGGAAGAGTAAAAAAATCTGCTACTACGTTATTAACAATAGCCATTAGTATGTTCCTCCTTCTATTGAACCACCAGACATTGTTCCTGATAGCACAACATTCGTAACAGTAGCTGTGCCTGTTATAGCAGGACTAGCTAAATCTGCTTTAGTAGCTATTGATGTTACAATATTATCAAACTCTGCACCTATTTCAGCACCTTTAATAACTTTATTAGCATCACCACTATTAAGGCTGTCCTTTGCAGCAAAGTTAGTCGTTTTTGTATAATTACTCATTATATAGTCCTTCCTAGAACCGAATAAATATCTAATTTTTGTAAAGATAAAGCATTACCATTAATACTAGCATTAACACCTACTTGTAGTACGTTACCGCTTCCTGTTAGCTGTGCTGTAATTTTATCAATAAATATTGATGCAGAATATTCAGCTATATTATATTCTGCTACTCCAAATTCTGATATAGATGCTGCTTTAGTAGTAGCATCTATTGAGTTATAGTTATTAGAATAATCAAAAGCATATTTTATACTTAAAGTTGTACTAGAAGCTCCTACAACTGTTACATTAATTTTTTTTAATATTTTTGTTAGAGACTGATTACCAAAATCAAGATAAGGAGATAGATAAGAAAATACATAAGGACTACCATCATCAGTAAAGTTTTTATACTGTGCTATTCCATTAGTTTTGCCTAACAATAATCTATTATCTTTAGTAGTTAATAAAGATAAAGGCTCTATTGAATCCCATCTAGTAACTCTATAAGACTGATCTGGCAACAAAGCTCTTACATCAAAACAAAATGTAAAACCACTATTAGGCATAGTTAATAAATAAAATGCTTCTTTTTGATAATATGCACTTTTAATTTTACTTTTATTTTCTACTGCTAATAATGATAAAAAATTATCTCTTACATTTTTAGTTAAATCTCTTAGTGGTGCTGATTTTTCTTGTATAGTTCTTCCTAAACTTCTTACACCACTGCTAGATAAAAATATTAAATCTGTACCAATATTTTGTATAGAGTCTCTAGCAACACAGCCTATTCCTATTATTGTATCAGCTAAAGCTATATTACTCATATCATCTGCATTGTTATATATAACTATATTTCTTTCACAAAATATAACTAATGCACTATTATGTTCAGCAAGGGCTACTATTTTATCACCACCTGCTATTACTTTTTCTAAATTAAGTTGCCCTGATCCGCTACCTGATAAATCTGAACCATCTAATAAAACACTAAAGTATATTGTTAAAGGATCATTAACAATATCAGCAAAAAACATTCTACCAAAAGCTGATAATGATACATTAGGTTTAAACGTATCTACAGTATATCCGCTAGGAACACTACCTACATCACCAAGTCTTTGAAAACCAAACACTCCAGAATGTGTATGTGCAGACCCCATTTTATGATATACAAGTGTAGAATGTCCTTTTTGTGTTACATATCCATGAGGACTTAAATTAACACCGCTTTGGTGCTGTGCTTGTTCAAACTGCCAATCATTGTCTGAAATAGTGTATGATATTGTAGCATCTGCTGTTGCATTATAAACAGATTGTTGTGTCATTGTTGTTTCACCAACAAACAATTTATTATTACCAGCACTTATAATACTAAAAGAATTAGTAGCACTAGTCATATCAAACTCAAACATCATTTCTGGTAATGATGATGT